CGTGCTACTGTTGCAGAGAAAGTCGCAACAGGTCAAGTGGAGTGGGAAGGCAAGATGGCAGATGCTACTGTGGATAGTTGGAAAGACGAGTTCGCTTTAGTTGTACTACTAGCTCCTGCTATATTAGTCTTCATCCCTGGTATGAGACAATATGTAAAAGAAGGCTTTGAGATATTAGCAACGCTACCTGATTGGTATCAATACTTGCTATATATCGCTATATCTGCATCGTTTGGTATCAAAGGTGTAGGACAAGCAGCCAAGATGTTGAGGAAGAAATGAGCTTAAAAGCCTTGACATTTCTAAGAATTTCTGCTATAATTAGTAACATAGGAAACTATTTTTGGCATCTGCACGTAAAAGAAATCCGTAAACAACAAATAAAAGCAGGACTTAGACGATGAACATAAATACACTCAGAGAAGAAATTGAGGCAGATGAGGGATGTGAATATAAATTGTATAGGTGCTCAGAAGGGCATTTGACCGGAGGGATAGGACATTTAATTACAGAGTGGGATGAAGACTACTATGGAAAACGTATCGGAGAACCCATACCTGAACAACAAGTACAAGATTGGTTTTTAAATGATGTGCAAGTTGCCATACAAGATTGTCAAACTATATTTAGTTCTTTTGATAAACTACCTGACGAAATACAACACGTATTAATAAATATGTCATTCCAACTTGGTAAGCCTCGTTTATCCAACTTTAAGAAAATGATAGCTGCAGTGGAAGCAGAAGACTATCAAGAAATGGCAAATCAGATGGAAGACTCACGTTGGTACAAACAAACAACCAACAGAGCACAGCGTTTAATAGACAGAGTTGTAGCACAAGGAATACCACATTGAGCAGAGAACTAACAGAAAGACAACAGAAGTTTTTAGATGTCCTGTTTGAAGAAGCAGGTGGTGATGTTGTACAAGCAAAGTTACTAGCAGGTTACTCTGAGAAAACATCTACAGCAAGTGTAGTGGCTTCTATGAAAGATGAAATCATGGATGCGACAACATTATACATGAGCCGAAATGCACCGAAGGCAGCAGTAGCTATGGTGAGTGGTGTTGATGACCCAACACAGTTAGGCATCAGAGATAAGTTATCTGCATCAAAAGAACTGTTAGACAGAGTTGGTTTAATTAAAACTGAGAAAGTTCAAGTAGAGGCATCAGGTGGTGTTATGATACTGCCACCAAAGAAGGACAATGGATAGAAGTTTAGGCAAGTGGAAGTTACCACAACCCACAGATTTAAAAGACGAAGATGAAAAGGAGTGGATACAGATACCACGTATAGCAAGAACTGTTCCTTTTGGTTATAAGATTAACGAAGATGATAGAGAGTTACTTGACCCCATACCATATGAGTTAGAGGCACTAGAGTTAGCAAGGAGACACGTGAAACAATATTCACTAAGGCAAGTTGCTAATTGGCTGACAACAAAAACAGGCAGACAGATATCTCATATTGGTTTAAGGAAAAGATTATTACATGAACGACAACGTAAGAACAAGGCTAGAACTCTTAAACGATGGTCCGAGTATGCCACGAAAGCAATCGAGAAAGCGAAAGCCATCGAAGAAAGTAGAATCGGAGCAAAAGCCTAAGACAGTAGATGACGTAGAAGCTATACCTGTTGCAGAACAGAATGTAGTATTCCANCCAAANGAAGGACCTCAAACAGAGTTCCTTGCTTCACCTGAGAGAGAAGTCTTGTATGGTGGTAGTGCAGGTGGTGGTAAGTCATATGCTATGTTAGCAGACCCACTAAGATACATGGGTCATCCACAGTTTAGTGGATTGTTGTTACGACACACGACAGAAGAACTAAGAGAACTTGTTTGGAAGTCAAGAGAATTATATCCTTTAATATACAAAGGGATAAAATGGTCAGAAAGAAAGATGCAATGGGTAGCTCCTTCAGGTGCAAGACTGTGGATGTCCTACCTAGACCGAGATGATGACGTACTAAGATATCAGGGTTTAGCTTTTAGTTGGATAGGCTTTGACGAATTAACACAATGGGCAACACCATTTGCTTGGAACTACATGAGGTCAAGACTACGTTCTACTGCTCCTGATTTACCTGTGTATATGAGGGCAACAACTAACCCCGGAGGTCCGGGTCACCAATGGGTTAAGAAGATGTTTATTGACCCTGCACCTTATGGAAGAGCATTTGATGCCACAAATATTGAAACAGGAAAAGTTCTTAAATACCCTGATGGGCATAGTAAAGCAGGAGAAGCCTTATTTAAAAGACGATTCATCCCTGCTAGGTTATCTGATAACCCATACCTATCATCTCAAGGAGATTATGAAGCGATGCTTCTATCCCTCCCTGAACACCAAAAGAAGCAGTTGCTTGAGGGTGATTGGGATATTAAAGAAGGTGCTGCTTTCACTGAGTTTGATAGGAATACTCACGTTGTTGAGCCTTTTTCAATTCCAAGAAATTGGGTTAAGTTTAGGTCTTGCGACTATGGTTATGGTTCTTATAGTGCTGTGTTGTGGTTTGCTGTTTCTCCAGACGAGCAGATTATTATATATAGAGAGTTGTATGTTAGCAAAGTCCTTGCCACAGATTTGGCAGATATGATACTAGAGCTAGAAGCCGATGATGGAAATATTAAGTATGGGGTTTTGGATAGCTCTCTTTGGCATCGGAGGGGTGATACTGGTCCTTCTCTTGCTGAACAGATGATACAAAAAGGCTGTAGGTTTAGACCTTCTGATAGAAGTAAGGGCAGTCGAGTGGCAGGGAAAAACGAGATACATAGAAGATTGCAGGTCGATGAGTTTACGGAACAACCAAGAATGATATTTTTTAACACTTGCACCGAAACTATATCACAGCTACCTGCAATACCTTTAGATAAGAGAAATCCAGAAGACGTGGATACAAAAGCAGAAGACCATATCTATGATGCATTACGATATGGCATTATGTCAAGACCTAGATTTAGTATATTTGACTATGACCCTGTGGGCAGACCAACTAGTAGTATGCCTGTAGCAGACGCAACCTTTGGATATTAATATGGCAGAAGAAGAAATGATGTTAGAAGATGAAGCNATAGCTTTAGAGGATTCTGACAGAACAGAAGCAACAGATTATCAAGTTAGTAACATAGTAGATTANGTTATGGGTAAATTNAAAAAGTCTGAAGATTACCGATACGAAGATGAACTGAGATGGGTTAGAGCCTACAGAAACTACAGAGGTTTNTATGGTCCNGATGTACAATTTACTGAAGCAGAAAAGTCAAGAGTATTTATTAAGATAACTAAAACTAAAACTCTAGCTGCGTATGGTCAGATAGTAGATGTTCTATTTGCAGGAAATAAGTTTCCTATAAGTATAGAACCAACAGAGTTACCTGAAGGAGTATTGAAAGATGTTAGTTTCGACCCTAAAGAGCCTGAAGAAATACGTGATAGATTGGATGAGTTTTCATCGCCTTATGGTTTTATGGGAGATGGCAAGGATTTTCCGAAAGGTGCGACTGCGAAGAGTTTGCAGGATGGTCTTGGTCCTATCGAACAAGATTTGGAAGGCATTGAAAACCTTAAAGCAGAGGCAGGAAAAACACCGACAGCGATAACATTTAGTCCTGCAATGATTGCTGCAAAGTCTATGGAAAAACAAATCATGGACCAACTGCAAGAGTCAAACGCTAACAAGCATTTAAGAAGCACAGCTTTTGAAATGTCTTTATTTGGCACAGGTGTTATGAAAGGACCTTTCGCTGTTGACAAAGAATATCCTAATTGGGATGACGAAGGAGTATATAGTCCTGTATTTAAAACTGTTCCACAGGTAACAAATGTTTCTGTTTGGAACTTTTATCCTGACCCTGATTCCACAAACATAGACCAAGCACAGTTTGTTATAGAACGACACAAGATGTCAAGAACAGAGTTGCGTTCTCTCAAGAAGAGACCTTTCTTTCGTAAACAAGTTATTGAGGAAGTCATAGGTGATGGCGAGAACTATGTTAAGAAATATTGGGAAGATGATTTAACAGATTATAATCAAGAAAACTATGTAGAAAGATTTGAAGTTCTTGAGTATTGGGGTATGATAGAT